ATATAATTGTCAACTAGAAAGTAGAAATTAATTATGAATTATAAATTTAAGACTAAGCCTTACGCACATCAATTAACTGCGTTAGAAAAATCATGGGATAAAACTGAGTATGGTTATTTTATGGAAATGGGTACAGGTAAATCAAAAGTATTAGTTGATAATATGGCTATGCTTTATGACAAAGGTAGAATTAATGGGGCCGTTATTGTAGCACCAAAAGGTGTTTATAGAAACTGGTTTTCACAAGAAATTCCAAATCATTTAGCTAGTCACATACAACCTAAGATGGTACTCTGGACTGCTTTAACATCTAAAACAAAGGATAAAGAGTATCAAACATTATTCGAAACTGGACATGACCTTCACATCCTAATTATAAATGTTGAAGCGTTAAGTACTAAAAAAGGATTAGACTTTGCAGCTAAATTTATGCGTTGTCATAAAACAATGCTAGCAATTGATGAGTCTACTACAATCAAAAATCCAAGTGCTAAAAGAACTAAATCTATTTTAGCTTTAGGTAAAGAAGCTACATACAGACGTATTCTTACTGGTTCTCCTGTAACTAAATCACCTTTAGATTTATATACTCAATGTGGTTTTTTAAATTCTTATTTACTTGGTTATGATTCGTTTTATGCATTTAGAAATAGATATGCAAATATGATTGATAGAAATTTTGGAGGTCGAAGAGTACAATTAATAGGTAGTTATAAAAGACTAGATGAATTAGCTGATAAACTAAAAGGTTTTTCTTATCGTGTGCTTAAAGATGACTGTCTAGATTTACCTGATAAAGTCTATATTAGACGTGAAGTTGATCTTACAGATGAACAAAGTAAAGCTTATTCTACTATGAAATCCGCGGCCCTCGCTCTACTAAAAGGCAAGATGGCTACAGCTCCTCACGTACTTACACAAATGATGCGTTTGCACCAAATTACGTGTGGTCATTTACGAAATGATGATGGCACTATTACAGAAATTAAAAACAACAGACTAAAAGAATTAGTTAATTTACTGGAAGAGGTAGAAGGTAAAGTAATTATATGGGCTAACTACGTTTATGACATAGAGAATATAGTAAAAGTTATTAGTGATGAATTTGGAGAAGACTCTATAGTACAATATTATGGCGCTATTCCGGCAGAACAACGTCAAGAAAATATAAAAAAGTTTCAAGATCCAGATTCTAAAGCTAGATTTTTTATAGGTAATCCTCAGACTGGTGGATATGGTATTACACTTACTTGTGCAAATACAGTTGTTTATTACTCTAATGGATATGACTTAGAAAAAAGACTACAGTCAGAAGACAGAGCACACAGAATAGGTCAAACGAAGTCGGTAACATATGTCGACTTTATAGCACCAAAAACTGTAGATGAAAAGATAGTAAAAGCATTGCGTAAGAAAATGAATATTGCTAATGAAATTATGGATGAGGATTGGAGAGAATGGATTTAATTATATTAAATGATGGTCTGTATCAATTGATACCTGTTACAAAAAAATTAATGGAAGGTATAGTTATAACCTCAGAAATAGATTGTTTTGATTTATGTGACATACTTAGAATAAAATTAACAGGATATGTCGACACTTTAAACTTACATATAATGAATGATGGCTCTGGTAATTTTATAGGCTGTATGTGTAGATAGGATTTTCTAAGACAAAAGTATTTTTGCTGAAAATTACAAATCCACTAATCCCGTTTCGCGATTCAAAAACTTGTATTCTATTTTCTTTGTATCAAAATCTTTTTTAATTTTGTTACAGATTTTCTCTACGTCAAACTCTCCACAACTATAAACATCAAACTGCATTAGTGCAGGATTAACTTCATCCCATATATGCATAGCGATGTGTGAAGTTTCAATAATTGCCACGGCTGTGATGCCACGGTTTCCTGGCATTGAACAGTACTTAACATAAGGACCCATGAATATTTTCATATTTATAGACTCAACAAATTCTTTCATCCATTCAGTAAGTTGTTCTTCATCCATAGGTGGACGTGAAACTTCTGCTCTAACAATTAAATGTTTGTGTACTAATAAACTGTTCTCCATTGGAGGTGTTTATACTAAATCTTTTGCTTTGCCAAGAATAGGTTTGTATTTTGTTTTACCTTCTGATTTATAAGCCCATAAAAAACTAGCTCTAGGTTGTTCCGCGATCCAGCTACAGTGTATCCATCCCGAATTGGGTTCGCCAGGCGTATAGTACTCGACGATCAATTGATCATAGCTAAGTTCTCTATGTATCCAATCAGCAAGTTCAGCATTGTCGACTCCAACACATTCGAAGTCTGCGGCCTCGGCTTTAGCATGCTGTGAATTTACAGAGCTGCCAATGGCTGTACATAATTCTGTTGAACGATATCCGCTAGTTATTTTAACTCTGCCGAAATGGTCCCGCACTGGCTGTAAAATATTTTCACAAAGTAATTTTAATTTTTCTATTTGATCAGAATTAGGGTTGTTATCAATACCTTTACGTATGGCTGTGTCTGATTTGATAAGTTCTTGAAGACTGAAGTTACGACTAAGTTGCATATTTCCTCCTATTTAAAAAATAAATCTATCACGAAGAGTGTAGTTGTGCCCGCAGCTACTAAGAGAACCCAATAGAACTTGTCTATCTTTCCGCCCAATTTCTCGACGTCTTCGTGAATATGTTTTAAGTCTTGCTTATTTTTAGCAATGTCTTTTTTAATTCCAGTCATATGTCCGTATAAAGATATGATGTGTTCTCTTGTTGTTTTTGGTTCTATAGCCATAGGGTTATCCGCCGAAGGTTATATCATCTTTAAAGATGCCTTGTCCTTTAGCAATTTTTTGTTGGTTAGTTTTTAGTTGATCAAAAGGTAGCTCTCCTGTGTTAGGAACTGTTACTCCTGCTAATAAATCTCCACCTGTTAGTTGTCCACCTATTGTATTTAAATTAGCTGCTGCACCTAAATCAACCGTAGGAGTTGTGGATCTAAATGGATTTTCTATATCAGGTAAACCTTCTAATGATAATGGTGCTACTTCTATAAAAGATTTAATTGCATCTATTGCTGGTTCAGCTTGATTCCAAGGATTAGAAACTCCTAGTCTAATTGCGTTTTCTTCAAATTTATCTATAATATCTCTAGATGGTTCATAAGGTCTAAACTCTCCATCTTCAATTGCAAATCTATCCCTTTTAGAAACACGATTCATTCTTTCATCAAGATCATTACCACTAATTCCCAAAGTTATTGCCGCGTCATAGTCTTTCATAAAATTACTTTTAGCCGCAAACAAAGCTCTGTTAGCATTTATATATGCATCTACAATTTCTTCTGGTGTAACTACTCCACCTTTTAGTGAAGGTCTTTTAAATAAATCTTTTGCAAGTCTTTCTCTTTTTTGTAGTTCAGAAATTTTGTAAGTTATTCCTTTAGCAGGATCTATATCAATTGCTCTCAAGCCAGCAATACCTGCAAGTTCATTACCTAATTCATATTCATTTCCTCTTTCATCAAATCTACCTTCATCATCAATAGGCTTAGATGCTAATCTCATTCTATTTAATTGTTTATAATTAAAAGGTGCTTGTGATTCTACAAGGTGTCCTACCATAGAAGATACTTTACCACCTATCGTATCTTCAGGATTCCAAACTTGATAACCTTCTGGAGTTTTACCTCCTCTAATAGTAATGTCTGTTAATGCTTCTGTCCAAATTGATTCTGATATAAATGGTAATCCTAATTCTTTTGTAGAGTCAATTAAACCTAAAATAAAATCATCCACCATACCGTCATTATCAGTTTCACCTTGACCTACTCTATTTAAAACTGTTTGTAGGGGTCTTGTAATTGTATCATATGCATTCATGTGAGAAAAATCTACGTATTTTAATTTACCAGTTTCTTCATCTCTTAATGGAATTAGTGTAGAATTTTTAGACCAGTCTGCAACATATCTTCTCATTGCATCCATTTCATCTTCAGTAACATTGTATAATGCTTTAGCTCCTTCTACTGCTGCATAAGGCACAGCTAATGTAGTAGCTGCCATTCCAGCTAATCTTGTGTAACCAATATTAGCAAGTGGATTAATTGTAGTTCCATCTGCAAGTGTTGCTGTATAACTAATTTCATCTAACGCACGTCTAACAATGTTAGTACTTGTTCTCATAATTTCTGCAGGAAAAGATACAAAGTTACCTACTGGCATTTTTCTTAAACCTTTTACAAAATCAGATACATAAGAATAGTTTGGTATATTATTTTTAACTATGTCAGCCGCTTCTTTTTCAAAATAATCTTGAGTTAGTCTTATGTTTTCACCAGCTGCATTTTTAAAATAACTACCTCTACCTAAACCTTGTTTAGCAAAAGCGTCTTCTAATCTTTTAGACTCTGTAGCCCATGATGCAATTTTCCAAAAGTCATCTTCAGCTGTGTATAAATCTTGAGATGTTTTAAATCCTTTTTTAAATGGTTTTAATAATTTATCTAAACCATTATATGAATTCATAGTTTCACCAAACTTAACATCTTCTAATAGTTTAGTTAAATCTCCTACTTGTACCTGTGAGTTTACAACACCAAGTCTTAAAAGTTTTTGATATAATTCATTTTGTTGTCTTGTACCTTTTAATCCTGTTTGTAATGCACTATAAGCTTGTTTGATAGCTGCAGGATTAGGTATAACACCATTCGCGGTTGCAAATGCGCTAGCAGATAAAAAGTTTCTAACGTGAGTAATAGGTGATAAAATTGTTTTAGCTATCTGTGATGTAGCTTTAGGATATAAAATAAAGTTTTCATACATCTTACCAACCATACCTTTAGCTCCTAAATCTTTTGATGTAGTCTCAAGTGCATCTGCAATACCATTGATTGCAAATTTACCATTTAATGGATTGGTAATTCCTTGTGCTACTTGATCAGATGCTCCTTCTATTTCACCCAGTCTTTTTAAATCAACACCACCTGCAGATAGTTTTTTACCTGGGTCCATATTAATTTGTCTAAAGTCATCACCAAAAAATTTAACAGCTTCTTCTCTAGTATTAACTAACATTGGTCTAGTGCCTGTAGCCGTACCCGCTGCAAGTTTAGTTGCTTGTTCGTTAGATTCCATAACTAAATTATCTAAAAATTGATTACGTCTTGTAATCATAGATAGTTTGTTAGTGCCATTTAAAATCATTTGTAGTGCACTTTTATCTTTACCAAATAATTCTCCAAACAATTGTTTAAATTCTGGTTTAAGTTCTGACATGTTAGCTATACCTTTAAAATTAGCTGCATCATCTAATACAGTTTTTGCTACAAAATCAGGTAAGTTAAATATTACATCTGTTGATTTATCTAGTTTAAAACCAGCAGGTAAAGTTGCATTTTTATATACATCAGCTACTAAATTTTCTGCTTCGACAGAACCTAGTCCAGGTTTAGCATCCATAAATACTTGTTTTAATTTATCTACTGCTTCTGTTGCAGGTTTATAATTTAATGCAGGAATCATAGAATCATTTTGAAACAATCTATAATTAGCACCAAGATAATCTTTCCATTTATCTTTCATTACATCTTTAAACTTAGTTAAACTAGTGTCATCAAGTCTTTGTCCTAAACCAGAAAACAATGTACCCCACGTTCCTCTAATTCTAGTTAGTTCTTCAAACACTTCATCTACTGCTTCTGGAGCCATACCTTTAGCTATTAATTTATTTCTTAAAGGACTTGCAACTGCTTCATCCATTTGACCAAAAATAACTTGACCAGTTTCATTTACAATAGGTCTACCAGATAATAATAAATCACCCATTTCTTCAGTTAATTTTTTTCTAGTAACATCAGGCATTTGATCTCCAACTCTTTTTATCTTTGGAAAAATTTTATCCATTTGTTTTTGAATTGTAAAACCAACGTTCTCTGCAATGTTAACATCTGCAGCTCTTTCACCTATAGATGCAGTTTCTGCATCAAAAAATTCTTGTGTCTTACCAGCTCTGGCTCTAAACTTAGAACCAAACTTATCTAACATTCTATTAAATTTACTATTACTAAATCTTAAATTCTTTCCCTCTGTTGCTAGTCTTTTAGAGGCTGTGAATAAACCACTTAAACCTGCAGTAAATAGTGCACCTTCAGTTCCAAATTTTAATCTGTTTAATAATTCTGTTTGTGGGTTATCTGATTCTCTATCTATTGCAGTAATACCTCCAACTAAATCTCCAAGAGTTCCTGCTTCTTCTACGTCTGCTATAGCTATGGCGTCAGCTACACCTGCTGCTCCTGCTTGCGCACCAAACTTTAAATACTTACCACCTTTTTTTCCTGCTAAAGCAACGTCTGCTAATTTACCTGCTGTCTTTGCTGCTAGTCCTGCAGGTACTGCAAGGTTAACTAATAATTCTGATATTCTTCCTGCTGTAGTTTGTTGTGCGTATTCATCAAAAGGATTTATATCTGCAAAAAATTCTTCTACTTCTGTGGCTGTATCGGTCCCCGCTCCTAAATCAATTAATGTTGCACCAAGAGATACTACACCTTCAGGTATTTTAAAAAAACCTGAACCAATACCCGCCATAAATGTACCGATGTTACTAGGACTATCATCTATTTGTTCACCAAAAGATAAACCTTCGTCTACTTTTACTTCGCCGGTATCAGTAAGTTGGTCTCCAAAACTAGCCATCTAACCTCCTATGAACTTTTTATTATTTCCGCGCTGCCTTTTACTACCTGACCATTTTTAACTTCAACAATAGTAAACTTGTCAGCTATATAATATTTTCCATCAGGTAATTGTGAAGTATCTGATTTAGAAGTAACTACAGCATTAACATCAGATCTATTTTCTTTAATGTATTCTGCGTAGCCATCAACTTTTCCTAGTTTAGAAACTTTTTCTCCGAGACTTTCTGGTTTAATTCCTGCTATTGCATCTGCAATTTGTTGAGGAGTATAACCACCTGCTTTCATCGCAGCAATTCTTCTAGATGTGTCTGTAGTTTTAGCTGAACCAGTTGCAATTGCTTTTCTAATTGCTATGTCTTCTTCTAGTGCAAGTTTTCTAGAAGCTGTTTTAATATTTTGTATAGGGTCAAGTGCTTTGTTAGCTGCTCTAACTGCAGATCCTACGCCTTCCCCTTCATATAATCTTGTACCACCTTCAATCATTGCATCAAAGATAGAATCTCTTTTAATACCTGCACCTAAAATATCTTCATATTCTTTAGCTGCTTTATCTAATCTTTCTTTTTTAGTTAAAACTTTTTCTGTAGGTTTACCTTCTTCGTTAACATTAATTTCTACACCAGGATTTTTTTCTGCTTCGTTAGCAGGGTTTTCATCATTTTCTATTTGTTGATTTATTAAAGCGTTAAGTTGGCCATCTTCATTATATCCTTGTTCATATACTTTTCTCATTTTTGACATGTATGTAGGATCTAATACTTGTCTTATTCTACCTTCGATAGGACCATAACCTTCTTGTTGGTAAATTGCTTGGTCTACATCTTGTGGTCTTGTTAAATATTCTCCAGCTAAACCAAAAGATAATGCAGGAAATCTAGAAATAGCTGCACCACCTAATCCTCTAACTGCATTAATAGCTTTAGGGCCATAATTTTTAATTGCATTCATTATACCTGCTTCACTTAAAGCTGGGTTTTTAAGTAAGTTAGCACCTTTTTGAGCTATACCACTCATTCTTCCTACGTTTTTATTTAAAATATTTCCACCTGTATTTGGAGGTGTTGCTTGAGGTACTTTTATGATTGGTGCACCAAACGGACTTCCACCTACATTTAAATTAACTCTACCACCACCGGCATAACCCATACCCGACGCGATACCATTTCCATAACTAGAAACTTTTCCACCGCCTCTAAACATTGGTCGTCTTAAAATTCTACTCATTAATTACCCTGTTAATTTTCCAAGTAAACCACCGATAGCTCCTGCTCCACCAATAAATTGAGATAGTGGACTAACTGGTGCCGCTGGTGTTGGTGTTGTAGTTGTAGTTGAAATTGGCATTGTTCCTGGAGTTAGCTGTGATAGCTGTTGTCCAATTAAACCTATTTGTGTAAATGGTTGGAACTGTGCTTCTCTATTTGCAATTTGTGTTGCATCTAAAACAGCTTGATCATATCCCTGATTAGCTTGACCTATTTGTTGTTGATAAGTACCTAATCCTTGTTGAGCTTCTAAGTCTGTTGCTCTTGCGGCTTGTGCTTGTTGGAATCCTTGATTTAATAATTGTGCTTGTAGTTGTGCTCTGTTTGCACCTTGACCTCTTAAAGCTTCCGCGGCCATTACACCTTCTCTACCACCACCATAAGCTCCCATTTGAATAGCTTGATCTCTTAAACCTTGATTTTGTATAGCAGCGTTTCTATCAAACTCTGCAAGGGATGCGTCTATAACTTGTTGTTGGTAAGGAGACATATATGCCTCGATAGATCCAGCTTGTACTCCTGCTGGTAATTCCATACCTGGTCCAACTAAAGCACCTAAACCTTGAGCTTGTGCAGCTAAACCTTTTTGTAAAGCAGTTTGATCTGCAATTTCTGGTGCATACTTTGATGTATCTAAACCTGTATAGTTTCTTAATTGTGAAGCAAGACCTGCTCCTAATTTATCTACACTAGTTAATAATGCTGTTCTCGAACCCGTTAACTGCGGGTCATAGAGTTGCCTTGTTTCTTCTACTGCCATTATGCTCGTGCCTCTAAGTTATTCATTAATTGATACATTCGTTGTGCTCCTTTATTTACACTACCACCACCTGCAGCTCTTACCGCATCGGCAGTCATTACAAATTCATTTTTACTTACTCTTGCTGGAACGTCGTCAGCTTTTTCTTTTGATCCCATAGGTATCATTCCACCACCTCTATAATCCATTTCCATGCCTTTAGGTAATACACTCATCATACCACCTTGTGCCATTTTCATTGGAGCATTAGGAGTATCTTTTTTAACCATACCTAAAAAATTTTCTGCAAAATTATTAATACCTAAATCCCCACCGGCATCTTGATGTTCTTTAAATTGTATAATCATTTCTTCAAATCCATCTCTGTCAAAACCATAAGGAGTTTCAAATAATTTCATAGCGCTACCCATACCTGCCATTAATTGATCTTGATTGACATTTTCTACTACTTCATCCATGCTTATAAAATCTGCTTCAGGTGTATCCATAATACCACCACCCATTGCATAACCTACTCTACCACCTCTAGCGTAACCTTGCATTGCTAAAATCTCATCAATCTCTGCTTGCGTATATCCATAAGCAGTCATAGAAGCTATAATAGAACTAATATAAGATTCATCTAATCCTCTTTGTCTCATTTCTTCTTCTACTAATCTTTGTGCTTCTGATCTTTCATAATCTTTTTTCTGTCTTACAGCTTCTCCATAAATTACATCACCACTTGCTTGTGAAAAAGGAGTGGCTCCGGCTGATGTTATTTGTTCTAAAGTTACACCTTCAGCAAAAGGATCTTGTAAAATATCTTTAGCATCTCCTGCAAGGTCAGATAATTTAGCTCCACCTTTTAATGCAAAGTTTTTAGCTTTTTCTAATCCTGTTAATCCTGAAGTATCATATGTAGTATTAAAACCACCCATGCCTTGACCTGGCATATTTCCTCCTGGTATGTTTGTATACTCAGGTTTACCTTTACTCATCATTCCTCTAAGTTTATCTCCGGCACCCGGCGCTGTAGCTGCACCTTGAGCTCCTGCTAATAATAAAGATAAAGGATTTACTTCTCCTTCATTACCTTCTTGAGCTAGTTGACCTACTAAGTTAGCTGCTGCACTTCCGAAACCTCTTCCAGCCATGCTGGCAAAAATTCCACCACCTGGTAACATATAAGGCGCAAACGCAGCAAGGTATGGTAATGCTGGTTTTAATTCATTAGGTACTATTTTATCTAGTACTTTGGAAAATGGTTTGAATATCTTTTTAAAAAATCCCATATTTTATCTATATTATATTGTTGAAAAGCAAGTTCGCAAGACTTGTATATATGCTATTGTATACCAATTTACTAGAATTTTCACGTCTAGTCAACCAACTTACATTTCACTAGATCCACCAAGAGGAGGCATTTCTGCTATCTTTATCTCAACGTCTCTCTTAATATGATCTTTAGTAGTGCTTGTATGTGGGCTGTTAATATCGTCTTCTGCTTCCTTTTCTGAAAGATACTCTCTTCCTGTTTCTTTGTGTGTAATAGTTAATATTACTTCAGGTGTAATAACTGGTATAGTTTTACCATCTACTTGTTTTTCATATATCTTTTCAGATTTTTGTTTTACAAACGGCATTATAAGTCCTCTCTATTTATTTCTAATATAGATGCTGTAGTAAACAATCTACCTGCATCTGCTGCTGTTACTTGTAATACTTCATTTTCTAACATAATTAAAGGTTCTGTTAATAGTTGTTCTGATGTGTTAGCAACAACTGCTTTAACATTAAATAAAGTAAACTTGTTAGCTGACGCTGGATCACCATCAAATAAATCTACAGTAATAGTTGTATCACTACCACTGTCACTACTAACTAATAATGATTTTACAATAGCTCTAGAGTTAGAAGGTACAGTATATAAAGTAGTAACTGTGTTAGTAGTTAAATCTAGTTTAGAATTTTTATATATATTTGCCATTTAATTTACAAACCAAGTAAATCTTTCTTGATCTTCTTTTAATTGTGTAAGGTATGTAGCATTTAATTGTTCTACAATCAAACTTATAGACCTATTAATTTGTCTTTGATTATCCTCACTATATTCTTTTCGAGGTTCTGGTAATCTTACTACAATTTTTGTCATTATCCTCTCCTTCCATCGGGTTGTATATCAACTTGAAATGTACCAAATCTCCACGATTCACCAGCCGCTGTATTAGCTATTTTTAAATTTGCATATCTTCCTCGTGCTCGCGTGTCTATTTTAGTTGTTGTTGAATTTACAGTAAAAGGACTCAATGCAGTTGCAACATCATTGTCTGCAGGAAAATCTTTTACAGAAATTGTTATTTGATTATTACCTGTTAATACTTTGAAGTTAGGTAAAAATCTACGCATAGCTAAAAATACTTCACTTTGATCTGGTTGTAATGAAAAACTAAAAGATTGAATAAAAGATTCTAAAGCAGTTGTACTACCATCTGGATTAATTTGATCTGTTCCTGTTTCTTGTGCAAAATAAGTTGTGTTACCTAAACCAGACTCACCTACCACAGCAGGAAAAGTTCCTGTGCCTGTGCTATTATATGAAGTTGCATAAGGTTGAGGATAAATAAGTGTATCCATCCAAGTAGTTCTATTGAAATTTGTATTAGTATTTGTAACCCATGTACCTAATGGTGGTTGTTTTGCTTCACCATAATTATAACTAACTGACCTGTTATTAAAATCTGATCCTGCTGTTGGATACCACCAAACAACTTCTGTAAATAAATTATTTAATCCTGCATTAACTTGTTGACCTTTAGTTGTATCTACATCGTCAAATACATAATCTTCTACACTACAAGGTAGTGAGTTTACTGTACCATCAAATGCAAAGAAACCATTATTAGACATCCAATATGCAACACCATCTATTTCAACAGCTGCATTTTTACCAATCAATCCACAGTTAGTACCAACTTGTTCAAACCCGAATGTAAAAGGTGCACCTACAAATTTCATTGTATACAATGCATTGTTGGTCCATATCAAAATATTTTCTTTTGCAACTAAAGCTCCTACAATTTTTGTACCATCTTGTATTCTTTGTGTACCTGCAGAGTTAGTGGCTAAAGGTGTGTAGTCATTTATATTTTCAGCTGAAGAAAATCTAATAAACATATCATCTTGTGTTGTTGAATCACCAATAGTTGTTTCGGTTCCAAGATGAATTAAGTGACGTGTTGTTGGTGATATAAGAGTTATTCTTGTAGCTGTTGGATTATTAGTAGTTTGAAATCCTGATGTTGTAGTTGATGCTCTTGTTGATAATCTTGCAGCAATAGAAGAATCCCATGTAAAAGTTTTACCATTTGCAATAGTTGCAACTAGTGTGTCACTAAAATTACTTAAAGACCAAAGTCCAGGTTCTAAAATAATAGTACCTGCATCTACCGCATCACCCCATCCAGAAAAATCTGTAGCATTTGTAACTGTTGCACCTGTAGTGTGAGCTTGTCCTGTAGTTCCTGCAACTGCCGTTCCTTTTACACCTCTAGTAATACCTGTTAAAGTGTTTGTGCCTTTTCCTGTATAACTTATTAATTCAGTTCCAACCGCAATAGTTCCTGCTGTAGGAAAAGATGCATTTGATGTAACATTAATTGTAGTTCCTACTCCACCAGTACCTGCAGTGTCGGCATCTAATCCACCATTTAAAGTAGTTGTAGCTGCTCCTTGTACAGTACCACCATATGGACTAACACCATAACCATATCCATAAGATTGTGCAGCGGGACCAACACGTTCGTAAGGAATTACATCACATGCTCCACCTCCAGCAGCACCTGTTGTAGTTTGTGTACCTGTAATAATTGCAACTAAATCACTTGTTACTCTAGTTACTTGAAATAATTTATCTTCAAAAGCAGCATCAGTTAAACCAATACCAACAGGTACGGTTACATTATCTAGTAAAATAATATCTCCTGATTCTAAATTATGTGCTGAAGAAAAAGTTAATGTAACTTCTTGTGATGCATCTGTTGCAGACATTACAACACTTGAAATTGTAGATTTTACAGGAGTAATATCAAAAAGTTGTCCTTCAAAATATATAAGTAAAAATTTGTCGGTACCAATAGAAACATATCTATTACCGTCTTTATCAACAAACGAATGTTGTTTTCTAGCTACACCTACAATAGTATCAGTAAGTAAAGAAGACCAACCACCTATTTTTTCTGGTAGTCCATATCTAAATCTAGCTAAGTCTGAATCAACCCAACGACCTGACGCTCCAACACTAGTGTCTTGTTTGTCTATTCCGGGAGCAAACTTTACTTGAGTGAGCATCTAATTGCTCCTATGAATTCGTTGATTGTTTTTGCCAACCTTTAGTTGCGTTTGTATAAACTAAAGTTACTGCTTGATTATTTGTATTTAAAACAAGATCAGAAGTTAAACCTTGAATAGGTTGACTGTTTCTAGATATAGTACAATTGTTAGAAGCAAATCCTCCACTTAATGATGCATCCATTACAGTTACTGTATCGCCTGCACTTGGTGACAATGGTAAAGTAACTTGAATTGTACCTCCACCACCATTAGATGTTTCACCAAATACTACATCACCATTAACTGCAGTGTAAGGAGTGTTAGTTCCTGTTTGAACTTGTACATTTCCTTGTTTTAAAATCCCTGCAAGTTTCATAGAATTTGCAGTAGTACCATCTGTATAAAATACACATGTAGATCCGACAGGTACAGGAACAATCCCGCTCCCCGATCCACCTACATTTTGTACACCAATAGTATAATTACTATTAGATCTTGTTGTACTATCTTTAACTATAAATATTCTTTCAGCACCTGTTGGCATAGTAATAACTCTACTAGCTGCTAAAGTACCAGTAACTTCTATCATTAAGTTTTTACCAGTTGCAGTAGTATCTCCTAATGCAGAACCATTATCTAAAGCTAATGCTAAATCTGCTGCAGCTATACTTACTGTATAATAACCACTAGCTGATAATTCTAAAATTTGTAAATTGTTATTTGTAATTGTACCCCATAGACCAGCTTTTTCTCCGGTTGTTACGAGTTCTAATTGTAAATCTGATGAATATGATGATGCCATAATTTAATAAGGTTCTATTTCTTTCCAAACATTGTTTGCACCTGGAATGATTGGGTTCCAAGTAATTACCCCTGATTCATTAGATGAGATAGTCAATTGATTAGGACTCACATCTATATTTGCACTACCTGTTATTGTAACACTGCTAGCCTTTAAAGTCAAAGGCATTCCACTTATGCTAATATTTCCTGCTCCACTAGGTGTAACTAAAGCAGAATTTAAAGTTAAAGGAGATGCTGTAATATTAACATTAGCATCAGCTGTAAGTGTAACTAGTCCACTAGCTAAAGTTAATGGATCTGAACCTATAATTACATTGGCTGCTTGACCAGTAGCTGTAGAAGCTCCTAGAGATAAAGTTAATGCATTTCCAGTAACATTAATAATTACATTACCTTCATTGCCTGAAGCGGCAAATGGTAATGCTGATATTGCGTCAAATCCTAAACTCATAAATAATCCTTAAAAGGAAGCAGGGGGTATGTGGTGGTGCCCTGCCTCCATCTAAAGATTATATCATCGTTTAAACCAAGAAGGAA